GATCGCGCGGCGGCCGTTGGCCTTCAGCGGGATCCGCAGGTTCAGGCCCTGGCCGCAGGGGTTGGTGACCAGGACGCCCTGCTCGACGAAGAGTTCGACGTAGTCGTTCTTCTTCAGGTTGGTGGAGTCGTAGATGGTGTCCAGGCTGATCACCGGGGCGACGCCGGCGACGTAGGTGCCGGACGGGTACATCAGGACGTCCACGGTGTCCGGGTACTTCAGGGCGATGCCCTTGGTGCCGTCGATGACGACGTTCTGGTCACCGGTGATCCACTGTGCCTTGAGCTTGCGGACGGCCAGTTCGGCGTCGATCTGCGCGTCGGTGATGGCCTTGAAGTCCTGGACACCGTTGCGGTTGGCCAGGTCCACGCGCAGGACGTTCTTGGCCCAGTGCGGGGCCACAACTTCCATCGTCTGGTTCGGGGACATGAACGTGCGCTGGCGCTCGCCGGTGGCCACGAGTTCGAGGATGTGGAAGAAGTCCAGGGCGTTGCCGAAGCCGGGGCCGACAGCCTTGGCCGCGCCGGTGAAGCCGCGGATCAGGCCGAGCTTCTTCTGCGCGATCTTGTAGGCGTGGGCCTTCAGGAGCAGGTCGGCGTGGCGGGCGATGACCTCGGGCCAGCCCTGGCGGAGCAGGAGGCCGGCTTCGAGCATGATACCGACGGCGTCCAGGCGCTGTTCCTGGAAGGTCGGCAGCGACGGGCGCAGCGAGGTCTTCAGTTCGGTGCCTGCTTCGGCTTCGGCTTCGGTCATGTCCCAGAAACCGGTGGAGGATCCGAGGATGTCGGCGAAGATCGGGCCCTTGGTGTATTCGATACCACCGCGGGTGATGTTGACCTCGGGCATGGTGAACAGGCCCTCGATCGACTCGATCTCGCAGAAGTCCAGGGACCGCTCGGACGGGGCGCCCCAGCCACCGGCGGCGACGAGCGACTTGCCCGGCAGGCGGGACTCGTCACCGGCGGCCAGGAGCATCTTCAGCACGCCGTCACGGCCGGAGAACTCCTTGTTGACGTCGGAGAACTCGTTCTCGGGCAGGGCGATGCCGAGCGCGCCGTTGGCGATGCGGACGCCTTCGACGTTCTTGGGCAGGGAGTTGAAGCGCTCGATCAGGACCGGGGCGGCGGATTCGAGGTCGGTGTACTCGGTGCCGGCGGAGAACTGCTTGATGTTGTTGGTCACCAGCAGGCGGGCGCCGGATGGCTTTTCGCCGGCTTCCTCGGCGGTGGGTGCCTTGGAGGGGCCGCCGGCCTGGGCTGCCTTGGCGGCGACGGACTTGCGGGCGAAGTTGGCCGGGGACTTCCGGGACGCGGCGACCGGGACCGGGGCGGCTTCGGCGGCTGCCTGCTCGGTTTCCTTGGGGGCCTCGGCGGGGGCGGGGTCGCCGCCCTGCTCCTGCTCCTTCTTCTCCTCCTCGGCGGACTCGCCGGCCTCTTCGGCGTCGGAGCCTTCCTCGGGCTGCTCGGCCGTGATCTCGGCGAAGAGGGCGGCGGCGTCGGAAGCGGCTGCTTCGCGCTGGGCGTTCTCTTCCTTGGCGGAGCGGATGAAGTCGCGGATCTGGGCGGCTTCTTCGAGGACGTCGGCGGCGGGGACTTCGCCGTCCTTGGGGGCGATTTCCTTGGCGCGGTCGAACGCTGCGGCGACGGCGGCTTCGAGGTCGGATGCCTCGAGTTCCTGGATGTTCTCAGGAGCGGTGAACTTCTTACCCATGACTATCTCTCCTTATGAGATGTAGGGACGTGTGGAATAGCAAATACAGGGGGTGACACACGGCCTACGGCACGGAGAGTGTCCTACTGGAACACATCCTATACGCGAAACGCCGCCCGCTATTTACGATAACGGGCGGCGTGTCGATTATTTCGAATCAGAAGCGTGTCTTACTGGGCCTTGTAGCTACCGCCCTTGCGGGCAACTGCTGCCTTAGCCTCCACCTCGGTAGAGAAAACCTTGGTGGTACCGTCTGCCCCGGTCCACTTGTAGGTGGTCTTTGAGTTCCTTGACGCCGCGCATGATCCGCAAGCCATGATTACTTCCCCTTCATCGTTGAGATTTCATTGAACACATCTACAGCGAGCATCCCGCGGATGTCAGCGAACACGCTTGCCGCATCCTCCCGCGGCTTCAGCGCACCCGCCGCGACCAGCGACACCTGCCGCCCGTCCTCCACCGCGAACCGTGCGCGCGGCACCCCGAACCCGGGCACATTCACGGCATGGGCGGCGACCAGTTCCATCGAGGACGTCCCCCGGGCGCGGACCTCACGCCAGTCACCGGAGGGTCCGGCGGCGAACAGTTCGTGGATCTGCTGCTCGGTGGCCCAGGGCCGGAGGCGGCCGGAGAACCAGATCCCGTGCGCGTCCTCCCCGACCGTGACGTCGGCGACGGCTGCGGCGACGTTGTCGTAGTGTGCGATCGCTGCCCGCACCGACACCCCGTCGGGGGCGTGCCCACCGCCCACCGTCAGCTGGCCGACCGCGACGGGTCCGGCGTCGGTAAACACCTGGCCGGTGAGGAAGTAGGCGTAGTCGGTGTGCGATTCGGGCGGGGTGACGCAGACATCCTTGTAGCCGATGTGGCAGGTCCCCCACTCGCCCAGGTGCCCGAAGATCAGCCCGTCCTCGCCCCGGGTGACGGGGGTGGGTTCCTCCAGCATCGGGTTGCGGAAGAAGTCCGCGCTGATCGCGGGCGCAGCGGACGCGACCAGGGACACCGACGGGGCGGTGGCCAGCGGCTGGTTCATCACCGTGTCCGGTTCCAGCGCCGCCTGCCCCGGCCAGGCGCCCAGGGCCCGGTAGTGCAGGTTCGCGCAGAGCCCGGCCAGCCACTCCGGGTTCTGGACGTACTTGGCCAGCTGGACCCGGCAGCGGTTGAAGTCCCCGGGCACGCCCCAGCCGATCTTCGCCGCGCCGCGCCCGTCCACCCAGTACGCGGTGATCTTGTGGGTGGGTGCGGGGTCGGTGATCCAGCCGGGACCGTCCATGGTTTTCACCGGCGGGATGTCGAACTCCTCCGTCTGCCCGGCAGCCACCGCCTCAGCCGGGACCGCGTCGCCCTTCTGCCCGTCCTGCGGGGTGGGGGCGGGGGCGGCGTCGGCCCAGGTGCCGATGGAAACGAATGCCTCGGCGAACGCGGGGATCGCGCAGATCGTCGCGGAGCAGATCCGGCCGGCGGCGAACTCGATGCCGTTGTCCTCGCCTACCGCGGCGGACGCGGCGTCCAGGTCCACGGAGACGCCGCGCATGATGGAGTTGGCCAGCAGCCGGATCGTCTCGTAAGCCTGCGGGGACGTGTCGAACACACCTTCGGCTTTGATCAGGCCGTTCTCACGCCAGATCCGGTCGATCCGGCCGACGGGGAAGGAGCCCTTGTGTCCGTCGTCGTCCTCCCACATGAACTTCAGCGGCAGCGGCAGCGGGCGCTGGGTCAGCGCCCCGTCGTCGAACTTGCGCTTGTCCCCGGAGAAGATGGACTCCGGCGCCAGGACCCCGTACCAGGGGACCTCCGCGAAGATCTCGGCGCCCTGCAGCGACTCCCACTCCAGGTCCTCGTCGGACGGCGCCTCTGCCTCCACGGGGGCGGGAGCGAGCCCGGCGGCCGCGGTCAGGGTCCGCAGGTAGGACAGCGCAGCCGTCGCTTCATCCACCGGGGCCGGGGCGGGGGCTGCCTGCCCGAGCGGGTACTCGGTGCGGGATTCGCCGAACCAGACCGCGAGCCGGTCGAACGTGATCGACTCCCCGGCGTAGTCCTGCACGCGCGGGGTCTCCGGGTAGCCCAGGGTGACGTGCGGCAGCCAGGTGGGGAACTGCTCCACCTGCTCATAGGCTTGGGCGATCTCGTCCATGCCCAGCAGCCCGCCCCGGATGTTGACCAGGTTCACGGCGTCGAACAGGACGACGTCGGCGGAATCCTTGCCCAGGGTCGCGGAGCCGTTGACCTGCTCCGTGATGACCCCGACGTTCCCGTCGGTGACGAACTGCTTCACCGCGGCGTTCAGCGCGGCCTCGTCCAGGGCGGTGGTGTCGCCCAGGAACAGCAGGGTCGCGTGCGCCCCGGAGGATTCGGAGGACGCGGCGCTGATCGGATCACTGGCGGCCGGCAGCGCGACGATCACGGCGCTGGTGAACCCGTCGCCGTCCTCCTCCTGCTCGGCATCGGCGGTGGCGGCGGCGAAGGATTCGGTGGTGCCGGCGGATTCGGTGAGCATGGTGGGCCGGGCCAGGCAGCGGCAGTTGATCCACACGCTCGGGTCCCCGACGGGCTGGCCGGGGTAGAGCAGCTTCTCCCCGGCGACCTCGAACTCGTGCCCGGTCGGGACGGTCTGCCCGTCGACGTCCTTGTGTGCGGTCCGGACCCCGGCGTCGTGCATGGTGACCCACTCCAGCCCGACGTCCCCACTGGGGTCGGCGGTGGTGGCGGCCTCGATCGCGGCGTTGTGGGACATCTGCGCGACCCAGCCGGTGATGACGCCCAGCTGGTTGAGCAGCTGCTCCGGCGGGGCCTTCTTGGTCTTGGCCAGAGCGTCCCCGAGTTCCTTGGCGAAGGCGTCCCGCATGTCGTCCAGGACACCGGACCATTCGTCGACCTCGGCGCGGGCGGTGACGTCGAACAGGTCCAGGGCGGCGGCGACCACGGGGGCTTCCCAGCCGGGCAGACCGACCCGGTTCAGCGCGTCCTTGACGTGGGGCTCCAGCTGGCCGGCGGCGTCGGTGAGGACTTTCTTCCGGTCGGCGGCGAACGTTTCCCGTGAAACGGCGAAGTCATGGGTGATCATCGGGTAACTTCCTTCTCGCCGTCGCAGATGGTGCAGACCTTCCATGGCCAGCCTGGGGACGGGTGCGGCCGGAACTTGTGGAGCCCCAGGATGCAGCGCAGCGGACGCTCGTACCATTTGCTCGAATGTGCGTAGATCATGCTGCAGCCAGCTCCCTTGTCATGAATGCCTCCAGTGCGGCGTAGGTGTGGGGTTTCGAGGTGGCAATCAGATGCCCGGTGTACTGGTGCAACTCGGAGGTCAGCGCTTCGGGGTTGGTGCCGTAACGGGTTGCGACCAGCGGCACGTAACCCCAAGCGTCAGCGAGCAGATCATCGGTGTCGGTGGATGCGACGACGGTGTGAAGCTCGGAGGCCGGGACGTTGAACTTCGCCCCGGTCTTGGACTTCAGCCGGTTCCCGGCCCGCTCCAGCGCCCGGATGACGA